GCACCGCGTGCGTCGGAAACTCTTCAAAGGATGAGAGAAAAAAAATCGCTGCGGCTGCGGCTCTGCGAGCACTGCGGCGCTCAGTTTCCGCAAATGAACAGAGCCGGTCCAGCTCCGCGATGGTGCTCTCGCCTATGTTGGAGCCGGGCTCGAGCGCAGAGCACCGTCGACGAACGCGTTCAGCAATGCGCCCACTGCCGAGAGGACATGAGCGGGCGAAAACGCAAGTACTGCTCAGAGATTTGTCGCGATCGCGCGGGACGCCAGACGCCGGCGGGACGTGCTCGGGTTCGACGTTCACACCGGAACCATGCGCGGAATCGGGCGCGGTATCGCGCGCGCTATGCGACGAGCGTCGAGTTCAGGCTTCGCGAATTGATGCGGCGGCAGTTCTCCAAGTGGGCGCGCGGCGACCGTCAATCGCGGCCGCGCTTTGTCGACTACTCGTGGCGAGATCTGCGCGAGCACCTCGAGCGGCTCTTCTTGCCGGGCATGACTTGGGCGAACTGCGGCGAATGGCATATCGATCACGTCATGCCGAAGTGCAACTTCGATCCGAGCATTCCGGAAGAAATCTCGGCGTGTTGGGCTCTGGCGAATCTGCGGCCGCTTTGGGCGGCTGACAATATTCGGCGTCCGAGAGACGGCTCGGATCTCATCGCGGCATGAGCCGCAAAGCGCCGAAGGTGGTCGCCGTGTCGATCAAAGTCTTCGACGGCGTCATCTGCTTACCTCAGAAATGGGCGGCGAAGGTCTTGAACGTCACGCCGCAGCGTTTCCGGCAGTTCGATATCGAGCCGCATGCGCGCATCGGCAGGGCACCGTGGTACTCGCTTCCGGATCTCGCCGCGTTCAACGCAGAGCGCACGGCCGTCGCGCCGAGAGCCGCCGTCGATGGCGATGCGTCGGAGCGGCTGAAAGAACTGAAGGTCGACGAGCTCGAGCTTGACCTCGCCGAGCGCCGCGGCGAGCTCGCGCACTTCTCGTCATTTCAGTCCGCGCTAGACACGGTTTTGCTCGAGCTCGCATCGCGTTTCAACGCAGTACCGCAAGCCGTGGCGGATTCAGTCATGACGGCAGCGGCAAAGGGCGATCGCGAAGCGGTCGTGCGGATTATCGAGGATGGAATCAACGGAGCTCGCGAGGTCGTCGCCGATCTGCGGATCCCGATCGTCGGCGTCGATCGTCGGCGTAGTGACGACCGAGAAGATCCGGCCGCCGCCGCGGCGAGCAACGGGAGCGGATTGGGCGGATCAGAACCGCGTTCTATCGCCTGAGAGCTCAGCGGCGCCGGGCCCGTGGCGCACGTCACGATTTCCGTTTCTCCGCGCGATCATGAACGCGTTCTTTCGCGACGATAGCAACGTCGTGCTGATGAAGAGCTCGCAGGTCGGCGCGACTGAGAGCCTGCTCAACATTCTCGGCTGCATCGTCGACCACGGCGAAGGCCCGACGATGGTCGTGCAGCCGACTATCGAAATGGCGAAGGGCTTCTCGAAGGATCGAGTCGATCCGATGCTGCGCGACACGCCGTGTCTTCGCGGCCGGATCTCGGACAACGAGAAGGATTCCGATAACACGATCCTTCACAAGCGATTCGCCGGCGGACACCTGACGATCGCCGGAGCGAACAGCGCGGCGAATCTCCGCATGCGGCCGATCCGTAACGTGCTGCTCGATGAGATCGACGCGTATCCGGCGCACATCGACTCGGTCGGCCTCGCGATCGGCCGGGCAAAGGGCTTTTGGAATCGCCGCATATTTCGCGCGTCGACGCCGGAGATCAGAGGCTCGAGCCGGATCGAGGCAGCATTCGAGGCCTCGAATATGCAGTTCTACTTCGTACCGTGCCCGCACTGCGGCGAGCGTCAGCGCCTGATATGGGAACAGCTGCGATGGCAGCGCGAGCTCGGCGACGGAACACGAGTCCCGGCGCTCGAGGCATCGTTTAAACGCAAGGGCAGACACTTGCCCGAGACCGCGGTCTACGTCTGCGAACACTGCGGCGCGGAGATCGAGCACCGGCATAAGGAACGGATGCTCGCGCTCGGCGAGTGGCGCGCGACGGCGCCGGCGACCGGTATCGAGGGCTATCACATCAACGAGCTCTATTCGCCGCATGTGACTTGGCAGCAGATGGTCGAGGCCTTCGTGAACGCGAAGCGCCTGCCGGAGTCGCTGAAGAAGTTCATCAACGAGTCTCTCGGGCTCTCGTGGGAAGAGGCGTCCGAGAAACACGATCCCGAGCAGATCAAGAAGCGCGCCGAGGTCTACGACAGAGCGCCGGCCGAGGTCTTGATCGTGACCGCGGCGGCCGACATTCAGGACGATCGCATCGAGGTCGAGGCGGTCGGATGGTCGACGCTCTTCGAGAGCTGGTCGCTCGAGACGAAGCGATTCATCGGGGATCCGGCATTCCCTGACGTTTGGGACGAGCTCGACGAGTGGCATCGCACGGCGATCGCTCGAGCGGATGGTCGGATGCTGCCGATCGCGTGCATGACGGTCGACTCGGGCCATCACACCGACATGGTCTATCGCTTTTGCAAGAAGCGGTTTCGCCGCCGCGTTTACGCGATCAAGGGCGTCGGCGGTCTCGACTCCGGCAAGCCGATCGTCGGACGCATGACACGGAACAATAAGCTCCGCTGTCCCGTGATCCCCGTGAACGTCGACGAGTGCAAGGACCAAATTTTCAGCTGGCTCTCGATCGACTCGGCCGGGCCCGGCTACATGCACTTTCCGACGTCGCATGACGACGAATATTTCTATCAGCTCACGGCCGAGGATCGCGTCGAGAAGACGGTGAACGGTCAGAAGGCGCGCGCCTATGTGCAGCGACGCGCGCGTAACGAGGCGCTCGACCTTCGCGTCTATAACCGCGTCGCGATCGAGATCATCGGGCCGAAATGGGAAAAGCTCGCGGCGGCTGACGCAGCGCAGAAGGAGCGGCAGAGCATGACGAATCCGGATCCACCGGCGGGCCCGCGGCCGCCGCCGCCGCCGAATCCCCCGCCGCCGCCGGCGGCACGCGCGCGCCGCTTTCGCCCGATGCGGCACAACTGGACGACGAGCTGGTAAATGGAAATCCCGAAGGAGCTCACAGCCGGCGATCTCTGGACGTGGACCGAGATCCTCTCAGATCATCCGGCGCCGACCTGGGCGCTGACCTACTACTTCCGCGGCGCGAAGGCGCTCTCGGCGCCGGCGACGCCGAACGGCGCGAATCATGTGATCTCGGTCGCCGCTGACGCTACGAAGGCGTTCCCGCCGGGAAACTACGAATGGCAGGCGCGCGTCGTGAACGGCCTCACCGTCGTGACGATCGGCACCGGCCGCGTCGCCATAAATCCGAACCTCGCCGACATTCAGTCGGACGCGCGCACGTTCAATCAACGCGTCCTCGAGGCGCTGCAGGCCGTGATCGAGAACCGCGCGTCGACGGATCAGCTGACGCTATCGATCAACGGCCGCTCGATCAGCCGCATGACGTGGGACGAGATCCACGCGGCTTATGACCGATACCGTCTCGCTGTCGCCGCCGAGCTCGGCCTTCGACCGCATCGCGTTCTAACGAGGTTCGGACAGACATGAAGCTATTCGGATGGCCGCGCTCGGCGGCGATCACTGCGGCAACGCCGGCCGACGTCGGCCTCGATCCGCAGGGCCGTCCGCTCTACGCGGATCCCGCGCCGGCGCCGCAGGCGCTGCGCACGGGCCGGCGCATCTATCACTCGGCGCGCGCGTCTCGCCTCACGGCCGGATGGCAGTCGACGCAGAGCTCGGCCGACGCAGAGATCTCGTCGAGCCTGACGAACCTTCGCGGGCGATCGCGCGCGCTCATGCGCGATTCGCCGTATGCGAAGCGAGCTCGACGGATCATCGTCAATAACGTCATCGGCGCCGGCATGGGCCTACAGGGCCAGGTCAAGAACAGCCGCGGCGAGCTCCTCAAGCGTGCAAACAATGGGATCGAGGCGGCCTTCGGTTGCTGGTCGCGCGCGGCCTACTGCCATACGGGCGGCGGAATGGACTTCGGCGACTTCGAGCGGGCCGCGATGGGACAGATCGTCGAGGCTGGCGAGGTATTCATTCGGCAGCACTATCGACCGTTCGGCGGCTCACCGATCCCGTATGCGCTCGAGCTCATCGAGCCCGAACGCGTGCCGCACGAGAATCTGATCGCGCTCGGCGTCGGCGAGTCGGTCGGCGTGAACGGTATGGAAATGCGGCTCGGCGTCGAGGTCGACGAGTTCTATCGCGCAGTCGCGTATTGGGTCCGCGATCGGCATCCGGCCGACTTCCCGTTTCCGTCGACGCTGCGCGGCCAGGTCCGGCGGATCCCGGCGGAAGAGATCATTCACCTGCGCGTCGTCGATCGCTGGCCGCAGACTCGCGGCGTTCCCTGGGTGCATGCCGTCGCTCGGGCGCTGAACGATTCGGAAGGCTACGAAGAGGCCGAGCTCATCGCTGCTCGAGGCGCGGCGAACTATCTCGGGTTCCTCGAGCAGTCGGATCTCGACGATCCCGACGTCGAGCAGCAAGACGACGGCTCGTTCGAGCTCGAGCTCACGCCGGGCATCATCGCGCGCGGCCCGCCGGGCTCGAAGCTGACGTTCAACAATCCGAACCGGCCGAACGCCGCTCTCGATCCGTTCATGCGTTACATGCTGCGGAAGATCGCCGCAGGCCTCGACGTCAGCTATGCGTCGCTGTCGCGCGACTACTCGCAAACGAACTACAGCTCGAGCCGGCTCGATCTGCTCGACGATCGCGACGTCTGGAAAGTGCTTCAGACATGGTGGCAGCGGTCGTTCCGATGCGAAGTGCATCGACGCTGGCTACAGCAAGCCGTGCTCGCCGGCGAGGTCGACGGCGTCCCGGTCGAAGAGTACGGCGTCACTCCGGACAAGTTCGAGGCCGCCAAGTTCAAGGCGCGCGGCTGGTCGTGGATCGATCCGACGAAAGAGGTTCAAGCGTTCAAGGAAGCCGTCCGCTGCGGCTTCACGACGCGCACCGCGGTCATCGCGCAGACGGCGAACGGCGACGATATCGAGGACATCGACCTCGAGCGATCCGAGGAGCTCGCGGCGCAGGCCGCGCTCGATCCGCCGCTCGTCTATGACGTGGATCCGTCCGTAGCGCCGCTCGACGCCGGCGCGAAGCCGACGACGCCGATCACCGATCAGGGCGATCAGGCCGGCGCCGACACAGCGGACGCCGCCGACACGGCCGACACGAGTTCGCAATCAGGTCGCATGAGGGTCATCAAATGAAGCTCCCGCCGCTAGTCCGCACGATCGAGGTTCGGGCCGACGCAGTTAAGGACCGCACGATCGAGCTCTCGTTCTCGTCCGAGCAGCCGGTCGACCGATGGTTCGGGACCGAGATCCTCGAGCACAGCAAATCGGCGGCGAACCTCAAGCGTTTAAACGACGGCGCGCCGGTCCTCTTCAATCACAACATGAACGACCTGCGCGGCGTCGTCGAGAAGGCGTGGATCGGCAGCGACAAGCGCGGGCACGCGATCATCCGGCTCGCGCAAAACGAAGACGGTCAGAAGGCGCTCGACCTCGTGAACGACAAGGTCTTGCGGAACGTGTCGTTCATGTATCGCGTCAACGAGATCGCGCAGACGAAGGAAGAGGCCGCGGCCAACACCTATCGCGTCGTCGATTGGGAAGCGCTCGAGATCTCCCTCGTCACAATCCCCGCCGATCAAAGCGTCGGCATCGGTCGAGCAGTCGGCCGAGAAGAGCTCGAAGTGCGAACGCGCTCGAGCGAACCGAGTTCTCAACCCGTGGCAATAGAGGCGAAACCCGCCGAGGTAATTCGAATGGAAACTCAGACCCCCCCGGCGGGCGCGCCCGCCAATCCCGAGCTTGTCCGAGCAGCCGCTGCAGCCGTCGCGGACGGCAATGCGCCGGCGTCGGCGCTCGAAGCCGAGAAGCAGCGTCAGCAGGCGATCCGCAATCTCTGCAAAGGCAACAATCTCGACTCGCGTATCGAAATGCGCTGGATCAACGACGGCACGTCGCTGACGAAGGTCTCGCAGGAGCTGCTCGAGGTCCTCGAGGCGCGGCAGACCGCGAAGCCGAGCGGCGCCGCTCAGCTCGGGCTCTCGGGGGTGGACGTCAAGCAGTACAGCCTCGTGCGCGCGATCCGGGCTCTGAAGTTCCCGAATAATGCGAACCTGCAGGCCGCCGGCTTCGAGCTCGAATGCTCGATCGCCGTCGCGAAGCAGATGAATCGCGGGGACATCAACAGCTCGATTCTGATCCCGACCGATATCCTGCGCCGTCCGCTCGACGCGAGCGCGCTGAACATGCGGGCCATGGCAACGACGCCGGGCAGCAAGGGCGGCTATCTCGTCAATGTCGAGAACATGGGCTTCATCGAGATTTTGCGCGCTCGTTCATTCGCAATGGCGATGGGCGCTCGGCAGCTCTCGGGCCTCACGGGTAACGTGATCTTCCCGCGTCAAACGGGTAAGAGCTCGGTCACCTGGCAAGGCGGCGACGGCACGTCGGTCACGGCGACCGATCAGGCGCTCGGACAGCTCTCGATGACGCCGAAGACGGCGATCATCGTGACCGACGTCTCGGAGCAGCTGCTTCGCCAGTCCTCGCCGTCGGCCGAAGCGTTCATCACGGCGGACCTCGCCGCGACGATCGCGATCGACGGCGTCGACAATGCCGTGCTCAACGGCACGGGCGGCGCGCAGCCTCTCGGCATCAAGAACACGACCGGCATCACGAGCGGCCAGGATGCGGCATCGGCGACCTACGCGAAGATCCTCGCGTTCCCGCAGACGGCCGGGTCGGCGAACGCTATCCGCGGGAATCCGGGCTTCGTGACGAACACGGCCGGCGCGGCGAAGCTCGTCACCGTGCAACGCTTCACGAGCACCGACACGCCGGTTTGGGAAGGCAATTTGCTGAACGGCGCGCTCGTCGGATTCCCCGCGATGAGCACGGAGCAGGTCGGAGCGAACGGCCTGGTCTTCGGTTCGTGGGACGAGCTCGTGATCGGCGATTGGGGCGTGCTCGAGCTGTCGACCGACAACGGCGGCACGCGGTTCAATCAGGCGCAAGTCGGCATCCGCGCTCTGTGGATGGTCGACGTGCTGCTGCGCTATCCGCAGGCGTTCATCGTCTCGTCGAACCTCTCGTAATCGACTCCGGCGACGGAATCGTCAAAGGAGGCGATTACCCATGAAGGTCAAGGCGAAGCGCGGGGTCTGTATCGGCGTCAACAATCACCTGAAGGTGGGCGAAGAAGCCGATCTGGATCCGGGCACCGTTCAGTTCCTCGTCAGCATCGGCGCCGTCGAGCGGGTCCCCGACCCGCCGCCGGCGGCGCCGGATCCCGAACCGGCATCGGCGCCGGCGCCGGATCCTGTCGAGGCCGATCCACCGCAGGCCGAAAAGCCGAAGAAGGCCGGCAAGTAAGCCGGCCTTTTCTTCTCCCGCATCTATCCAACTTCTCCAAGGAGAAACGTCCATGAGACTCTCGACCATCATCACTCTCGCATCGATCGCCGTGCTCGCGTTCGCGGTGCACATCGGTCTCGTGCCGCTGTGGGCCGCTACGTCGATCGGCTTCGTAGGGATGCTGCTCAGTCAGGCATCCGCGTCGACGATGACGTCGCTGATCGACGCGGTCTCGGCCGCGAACACGGCGGCCGCGACGAGCGGGTCCGGCAAGTGGCTCGACGTTCGGATCTACGACGGGGAGATCCTCGTCACGCAGCAGATCGGCACGGTCACGGGAAGCATCACTGGCAAGCTGCAGAGCGCCAGCGACGCGAACGGCACGGGCGCGGCGGACATTACCGGCGCGACGTTCACGATCGTCAGCTCGGCGAACAATACGCAGACCTACGCGCTGGATCCGAAGAAGGTCGTCGGCGGCTTCCTCGGCTACGTCGGCACGATCGTCACGGGCCCCGCGCTCGTGAGCGTGACCGCGGGCGGCAAGAAGAAGATCGTCTAACCCTTGTTCGAGAGCGAAGCTGACCGGCTTGCGCTGGTCAACGGCCTGGGTGGCGAGGAGTTCGATACGGGTAAGGCCGATCGGCTCCTCGCCATCTTCGAGCGCGAGACCGTCGACTCGCTCGGGCAGATGATCCCCGTGCAGAACCGCCGGCCGATGCTCACCTGCCGGGAATCCGATGCGACGCTGCACGAGCTCGTCAAAGGGAGTCGCGTCGTCCGGATCGCCGATAAGGCGCCATACATCGTCGCGACCGTCGAGCCGGACGGCAGCGGCATGTGCATTTTGATGTTGCGCGGATGACCGATCATCGCGCCTCACAGATCGTCGACGCGATCGCAGCACTGCATCTCGAGGCGTTCGAGCCGCTCGGCTGGCACGTCTTTACGCATCGCCGAGAGTCGCTCGATCCCGCGCAGGACGAAATGCCCGCGATCTCGATCGACGTCGGCGAGGATCAGCCCGCCGATTGGAAAGGCCTCGACAGCATCGGCAGCGCGCTCAGCGTCGAGATCACGCTGCTCACCGCGGATCCCCTCGAGGCCGACGCGCGCGCGCTGATCATGACAATGCGCCAGGCGTCCGAGCTGCTGATGCTCGAGGAGCTCAGGGCCGGCGGCTCGAGGCTCGAGCTGGCTTTCGTTTACGCGATCCGTTACGGCGGCGCGGGCCCGCTCCTCGCCGAATCGAACGGCGAGAAGTTCGTCGCCGGCCTCGTCGCGAAGTGGACTGTGGCCTATCAACTCTATTAGGAGAGGACTTCGATGGCAGACCTTTCAGTAACCGCGGCGAACGTGCGCGGCCTTGGCGATCGGAACACCGGCGTCGCCGGCGCCGCGATCAACGCTGGCGACGTGATCCGCCTCAACACGTCGAATCAATGGGTACCGGCGCAGAGCAACAGTGCGGTCAACGCGGCGGCCTCGGCGATCGCGTTGAACAGCGCGCCGGCGGCGAACATGCCCGTCGAGTATCAGCTCGGTGGCCCGATCAATCCTGGCGGGACCGTGGCAGTCGGCAAGGTGTACGTCTTGTCGGTGAACGCCGGGAAGATGGCGCCGATCGACGACATCGCCGGCGGCGAGTTCATCACTATCGTCGGAGTCGGGCAGACGGCGAGCTTGCTGCAGCTCGGCTTCAACCGAAGCGGCGTCGCCGCGGCCGGCGCGGTTACCTAAAGGAGCGAAGGAAACATGGCAATCAAAACCGGCACCGGCGCCTCGATCGCGATCGGCACGACGCTCGCTGTCCCGAATGGCGATCAGGCGACTTACGAGACCGACACATACACGCCCGTCGGCAACGTGCAGAGTCTCGGCGCGTTCGGCGACGAGCGGAATAAGGTCACGTTCGTCTCGCTCGCCGATGGCCGCGTCAACAAGGCGCGCGGCGCAGCGGACGCTGGCGACATGGAAATCGTGTGGGCGCACACGACTGGCGAGGGCGGCCAGGCTGCGATGGTGGCGGCCTTTCAGGCGGTCAGCCAAGCGCTCGACGAGTTCAATTTCCGTGTGCTCTTCAATGACCAGATCTCGACGAACCCGACGAAGCGTTACTTCCGCGCGCGAGTCGGCAGCCTACGCGTCGACAGCGTCACGAATGACGGCGTCATTCTCGTGAAGGCCGTTCTCTGGATCACGACCGCCGTCCTCGAGGTATCTGCCGCATGACCGTCGCACAAATCTCGAAATTTCAGGACGAGCTCGCGGCCGCCGAGAAGATCGCCGCAGAGCGTCGCGCGCTGCCGGAGCTCACCGCGGACGAGATCCTTCAAGGATTCGCGAAACAGCGCGAACTCTTGTGGACCGACGTCGAGGGCTTCGGCCGCGTGTATTACTTCCATCCGATGACGGCGGCCGAGCGCTATGAAGTGCTGTCCAAGCTCGAGAAGGGCGACATCATGACGGCGAAGGATCTCGTCGAGATCGTCATCGCGCGTGCGCGCAAAGCCGACGGATCGCTCAAGTTCGGGCCCGCGCACGCGGCTCCGCTGCTCACAGCGCCGGCCGCGGCGATCGCCGAGCTCGCGAGTCTGCTCTTCCAAAACCGCGTCACTCTGGCGACCGCCGAAAAAAAATAGCGACGGATCCGGGCCTCGCCGCGGTCCTGGCGATCGCGGCGCGATGGTGCGTGCGGCCTGCCGAGGTTTGGCAGTGGACCGAATCCGAGATCGCTCTGTGTGCCGCCTATCTCGCTAAGGAACGCGCAGCATGGATCCAACCGCCTCATTCCGGATAACCGCGACCGACGAGACGTCGGCCGCCATCCGCTCGGCCGCGCGCAACCTGCACGAGCTCGAGCGGCCGATCCGCGATATCACCCGGCTCGGCACGGCGGTACTCGGCGGGTTCGGCTTCGACAAGCTGCTCGAAGGCTTCGACGCCGTCGCGAAGCGCGCCGCGAAGATGGGCACCGACTCGGCGTTCTCGATCGTGACCGCGAAGAAGGCGATCGACGACCTCGGCGACTCGCTCGGCGATCTCTCCGTCGACCTCTTGTCCAAGGTCGCGCCATCGATCGAGACGGCCGCGAAATTTTGGAAGGACTGGCTCGGCGAGAACACCGGAGCGGACTCGCAGATCCGAGCATTGAATGAGCAGATCCTCACGCTGAAGAAAACGCTCGACTCGATGCCGAAGGATGCAAACGCGAATCCGTTGAATCCGTTCACGCAGGGCGCGAAGGGAGCGCAGGCGCAGAAGGAGCTCGACGATCTGATCGCCAAGCGCGACGCCTTGGTGAACGCGCCGGCGCCGCTGACGTTCGATGTCGAGAAGCTGCCGCTCTTCAAGGGCCTCGACGAGCTGAACAAGAAGCTCGACGATATAAACCTCGGCTTCGCGGAAATGGATCGTAACGAGCAGCTCCTCGACGAGAACGCGCTGAAGATCACGGTCCCGAAGAGCGAGCAGCTCCGGCAGATGCCGGCCTTCACTCCGGAGGCCGATGCGCTCGCCGCGGCACTCGCGGCCGCGAAGAAGGAAGCGAAGGCCTTCGCCGACACGTTCACCGCGTCGTTCGAATCGCGCGGGATTCAAGCGCTCCTCGATGGAGACCTGAGCGGGGCCGTGAAAGGTCTCGCGAAAGACTTCGCCGAGCTCATCCTGAAGCTCACCGTCTTCAAGCCGCTCGCCGAGTCGATTGCAGGATGGTTTACCGGCGCGGGCGGCCTCGGATCCCTGTTCACTGGCGGCGGCGCGGGTGGCGGCGGTTCGCTCGCTGGCGCGGGGAATCTGCTCGTCACGGATTCCGTCCGCGGCGGCGGCATGACGATCAACAACTACGTCGCCGCCGGGCTTCCGCCGCAGTGGGATCAATCGCTCGGCACGGCGGCGCGGATCGCGGCGACTCAGAGCTATAGCGCGATCGCGAATCGCATGAGCGGGAAGCGCTAGACCATGTCGGCATTCCCGACCGGAATTCGCGTCACGCGGTTTTCGCTGCAGCTGAATGAGAACGTCGCGCGGACCGAAAGCCTGTTTACACGCAGAAGCCAGGTCGTCACTCTCGCCGGCGGAACGGCCGATCGTTGGGAAGGCGTACTCGAGACCGAGCCGCTCGACTGGCTGAGAGCTCTGCCGATGACGGCCTTCCTCGCGGCCGTCGGGATCTATGGGACGTTCACGGTCGTCGATCCGATGAATCCCGGCGTAACGAGCGGGCAGTCGACGTGCCTCGTGAACGGCGCGGGCCAGACGGGCACGACGCTCAACGTCGACGGCCTGCCGAACGGGACGCTCATCGCGAAGGCGGGCGAGTATTTCCAGGTCGGCAGCGAATACAAGATCCTAACGGCCGACGCGACTTCGAATGGCTCGGGCCAGGTCAATGGTCTGCAGTTCAAGCCGGCTCTGCGCGCGTCGCCGGCGGATAACGCGGTGGTCACGTTCGCCGCCGCGGCGCTGACTCTGCGGCTTACGTCGATCCCTGCGAAGGATCCCGATCAAAACCGTCTGCATGTCTTCAGCCTCTCTTTCGAAGAGGCGCTCTAAATGGCCGATCGTGGATTTAGCTCGACGATCGAGACGGCGCTCGGCTCGGCCACTCCGAACATCGCCTTTCTGCTCTATCTGAATCTCCTCGGCGGCGCCGTCTACGCGTGGTCGGGCGAAGGCTCGATCTCGTGGAATTCGCAGACGTGGCTCGGCCTTGGCAAGTGGGGCACATTCGACAAGTTCGCCGACTCGGTGGATCCGGCCGACATCGGCATCCTGCTGACGCTGAATTATCTCGACGACACGCTGCGCAACGAGATCACGACGAATGATTCGCGCGGGCGAGACGCGTCGTTGTATATCGCCGCGATGGCGACATCGCCGCTCTCGGTCGTCGACGCTTACGAGATCTTTCACGGCTTCGTCGACGGCGCGACGATCAACGACGCGGGCTCGAGCGGCAGCCTGCAGATCCGGCTACGTTCCGAGCTCTCTCTTCTGCAGCGGCCGCGCTACTTCACGCTCACGGACGCGCATCAGCAGCTGCTCTTTTCCGGCGACCTCGGCCTTCAATTCGCCTCGAAGATGGACGAGACGATCTTTTGGGGCCGCAAGCCGCTCGCGCTGGCGCCCGGCGGCAGCTACGTCCCGTCGCCGAATCCGTACTTAGATCCGAGCTACGGCGACACCGTGCTGACGGGCGGCGCGTATCGCCCGCCGGGTCTCGTCAAGCCATGACGCGACGTCTCGACTGGCCGGAGCGTTTACACGCGGAGATCGAGCGAGCGGCCGAGCGCGGCTTCTCCGACGAGTACGCCTGCTTTCAGTTCGCGGCCGACGTCGTGCTCGCGATGACGAATCGGGATCCGCTGCCGGAAGGCTACCGCGGCCTCGCCGCCGAGGTCGCTTACGCGCGGATGCGGCGCGACGGCTTCTCGAGCGTCCGTGACCTCGTCAGCGGGACGCTCGGGCCCGAAGTAGGCCTCGCCTTCGCCAAGCGCGGCGACGTCGTCCTGCGCGCTCCGGAAGAGCCCGGCTCAGTCGAGGCGCTCGGGATCTGCCTCGGGCAGCGTAGTGCGTTCCTGGCGGTCGACGGCATCGCCTACCGGCCAACGCTCGAGGTCGCCGCGGCCTTCGAGATTCCATGAGCAAGACGGCAAAGCTGCTCGCAGGCGTCGGCCTGCTCGCCGCGTCGTTCTTCTTCCCGGCCTTGGCGCCATGGGCGCTCGCCGCGCTGCGCGTCGGCGGCTCTCTGCTGATCTCGGCGAGCTCGAAGCCGAAGCTCAAAGCGCCTGTGACGATGGGGAGCGAGGTCTCCCTCTCCGGCGATCCGATCGGCGTCCGCGAAGTCATCTACGGCTCGAAATATACGGGCGGCTATTTGCGATTCCGCCAGGCCGCCGGCGTCAACAATCAAGACCTCTACATGGTCATCGTGCTCGCCGGGCACGAGATCGATTCAGTTACGACGGTCGTCGCCGATAAGAAGACGCTCACGCTCGACGGCAGCGGCAACGTGACCGCGGTCAACGGCACGGCTGCGGATCCATGGGTCGGGCTAATGAACGTCCGCACCTATACGGGCACCGACTCGCAGACGGCGGACTCGACGCTGACGAGCGTGTTCTCGGGAGTCTGGACGTCGAATCATCGTCTTCGAGGCCTCGCCTACGCGATCGTCAAGCTCACCTTTGACGAGTCGAGAATGAACTCGATCCCCGAGTTCAGATTCTTGGTCAAGGGTCGGAAGGTCTACGATCCGCGGCTCGACTCCACGAATGGCGGATCCGGATCGCATCGGCTGGCGACGCCGTCAACGTGGGCATGGAGCGAGAACGACGTCCTTTGTCTTTGCGATTTCGCGCGTGGCGTGAAGGTCAATAGCGTGAACGTCGCCGGCGGATGGGCAGCAGACGCGCGCTTCGATTGGGCGAATGTGATCGCCGAGGCGAACGTCTGCGACGAGAACGTGACGCTCGCCGCCGGCGGAGCTCAGAAGCGTTACACGTGCGACGTCCTTCTCGATCCGCGCCAGGCGCCGAGCGATCTAAAGCGCCATTTCGAATTAGCAATGGCCGGCGACTTCATCGTGTCGGACGCAAAGTGGCGATTCTTCGCGGGCGCCTATCGCACGCCGACTCTCTCGCTCGATGACTCGCTCTTCATCGGCCCGCTGCAGCACGAGGTATGGCAAGACGAAGGAAGCCGGCTCGACACGGCGACCGGAACTTTCGCTTCGCTGACGCAGTTCGGCTCGGAAATCGCCTATACGCCGATCGCACTCTCCGGCGCCGACGCGAACTCGCCGCGGATGCTCTCGCTCGATCTGCAAGCCGTCGCTGATACCACCAATACCGGCGGCGTTTATGACGGCGGCGCGCGCTGTCAGCGGATCGCGAAGCTCGAGCTCGAGAAGCAGGCGGCCGGGAAGAAGATCACCGTCACGACGTCGCTTTATGGCCTGCGCTGCATGCCGGGCGAGACCGTGCAGCTCACGCATGCAGCTTTCGGGCTCAGCGCGCAGACGATGCGCGTACTCGAGGTCTTGCTGCGGATCGACACGGTCGAGGTGTCGCAGGGCCGTCAAGTCATGATCCCGCTCGTCGATCTGACGCTCGAGGCCGGGCCGACGTCACTCTATACGTGGAGCGCGACCGAGGTCGCGATCGCGGCGCCGCCGGCGATCATTCAGCTGGTCGTGCAGCCGCCGGCCTATGGCTGGAACTGGACGCCGCTCTTCACGGGCGTCACGCGCAGTGCCGCGGGGATCTTCACCAAGACGGCCGGCGCCGGCGCTGGCTGGGATGCGCAAGTCTATTCGGACGTTTGGTACACGCGCTGCACCGTCCAGTTTAAGGCTGGCGACACAACGAGTCACATAATGGTCGGCCTGAACTCTGATCCGACCACCGACGCTTATTACGCGAGCATTGACTTCGCGATCTATCTGGAGGCGGGGACCGTCGTGATCTACGAGAGCGGCGCCGCGGTGCTCGCTCTCGGTAGCTATACGACTGACGATCAGTTTTCGATCGTCTATAACGGCGTTACCGTCAACTACTACCAGAATCAGACGTTGCTTCGATCGGTCGCGATCGGCTCACCGAATACGAAACTCTATCTCGACTCTTCGTTCTATGAACTCGGTGCTGCGGTGCGCGAGCTCCAATTCGGCCCGATCGGCAACATCGCGACGGCGCAGATCGATCCCAACGCTGTCACCGACAATTGGGCATTCTCCGATAGCAGCGGCGTCGGCTACTGCAATTTCTGCTGAGCTATGAGCCATTTAACCGGATCATTCTCGAGCCCGAACGCTGGCAAGCTGCTATGCACGTTTCGCGGGACGTTCTACACGAACGCCGCGCCGCGCGATGCCGGATTCCCGGCGCCGCCAGGCAGCGGCGGCATCTACGAAGCCGATATTCTCGTGCGCGCGTTCGTCGGTCCGACGGCGGGCGGCGTGCGTAGATATACCGAACCGATCGACCGCTATGCGCCCGTCGCTTATCTAGTCATGGACTATCCTGGCGGCGGTGCTTCGTGGCCGATCGGCAGCGAAGAAGTCTCGCATCAGAGTCCGAGCAGCGGATTTTGGAGCTACGGACTCTCAGCTCTGCTGCTCGAGATCAAGCTCGTCAAGGTATGAAGACCTGGAGCGTCTACACACCGCTGACCGGCCTATTCACTGGCCGCCGCCTCTCTGGTTCAGACGAGACGTTCCTTCGCGAGAATCTTCCGGAAGGGACGGCCGCGCTCGAGGGCGAGCACGATCACGTCACGTTGCGCGTCGTCGACGGCAAGACGGTTCCCCGAGAAGCGCCCGACGGCCATACCTGGATGCACGCGGCGGAGAAATTCGTTCCGAGCTCGCGCCTCGCGGCTGCCGAAGAAGACCGCGCCGCGCGGACGCGGATCGCTGAGCTCGAGAGCAAGCAGCATCGACCGCATCGCGAGCTCGCGCTCGATCCGACGAATGCGGCCGCGCGTGCCGCGCTGCAGTCGATTGAGGCCGAGATCGCGGCGCTCCGCTCTAAGGTCAAAACGCCTTTCAATCTCTGAGGAGTTCCGCAAATGGGCGCACAGCTACTTAATACTCCGTTCGTTTTTGCTCCGATGGCGGCCGCGACGAACTCGGCCGCCGCCGGCGTCACCGGCGCGGGCCCGTGGATCCCGACCGCGCAGCCGACCGACGGCCTCGGCCATCAGGTCACGATTAAGAACAATACGGCGAACGATCACAGCGGCAAGACGCTGACGATCACCGGCACGGATCCCGACGGCAAGGCGCAGACCGAGACTCGCGCGGCGCCGGGCATATCGGCGACCGTCTCGAGCGCGAAGTTCTACAAGACGCTCGCGAGCGTCGCGATCAGCTCGACGATCGGCGCCGACACGTTCGACCTCGGCTATTCGGCGGTCATCAAGAGCGCGAGCTATCTGCTGAACGCGGGCGCCACGATCGGCGCTTCGTTCTTCCCGAATCAAGTCGGGACGAGCACTTGGAGCATTGAGCTCTGCCCGGCGGATCCGAACGTCGCGACGGCTCAGGCGAATGTGCCTTGGATCGCGGCGCCGGCCGGGCTCACGTCGCAGAGCGCGACCGGGACCGCGCTGACGCCAGTCGCCGCCGGCTTCGGCGCGTGGCGCTGGTCGCAAGCGTCACAGACGAGCACGCCGAGCGTCACGATCTACGTCGCGCAGCCTGGCGCCTAAACCGGAGTCCTTCCCCATGCAGAACGCCTATGCCGTCGCGGCAGCCGTCGCCGCGCTCGTCGTCTTGCTCACGACGTTCGTCGTCTTTACTGGCTTCATGGTCGCCGCCGGCTACAAGCGGACGATCGCGGCGAGCGTGAAGATCTCGCGCGCCCGCTACGTGATCTCGCTCTTCTGGTTCCTGGTCGGCGTGCCGGCCGACGCGGTCTATAACCTGACGGTCGGGACGGTCGTGTTCCGCCAGCTGCCGCGCTTCTCGATCGTCTGGAAGGTCTTCCCGATCCCCGAGCTCTATTCGGGCCGCGTGCAGCGCAACGTCACGCGCGCGGACTGGCGCGGCGAGCTCGCGCGCGCCGAGGCCGCGTTCCTGAACGCGAACATAGACGGCCATATCAAGCTGTGAGCGACAACAAGCTGCCGGCGAACATGATGCCGGCGTTCTACAGCTGGCGGATCCACGAGATCGCGACGGCCGCCAGGGCGTGCGGATACGCGATCGCCGTGCATGGATCCATGCAGCGAGATCTCGATCTGATCGCCGTCCCGTGGACGGAGCGCGCCGTGCAGCCGAAGGCGCTCGTCGACCGAATGTGCGAGAGCCTCGGCGTCTCGTGCATCGGCGGGCCGACCACGAAGCCGCACGGCCGAGTCGCGTACACCCTCGCGCTCGGCGGCGCGTTCACGATGGATCTCAGCGTCACGCCGCGGGTGCGCGGATGACGCCGCTGACTGCGCACTTCTCGCTCGAGGAGGTCACGCACAGCGAGGTCGCCGCGCGCCTCGGGATCCCGAACGAGCCGGACGCGGAGACGATCGCGAACCTGCGCGCGCTCTGCGTCGACGTGCTCGAGCCGCTCCGCAACACTCTCGGCCGGCCGCTCTTCGTCTCGAGCGGCTACCGATCGCCGACGCTCAATCGATCCGTGAACGGCTCGAGCAAATCCGATCACATGCTCGGGCTGGCGGCCGACATCGTCGCGCCGCCGATCCCGCTCGAGCACATCGTCGAAGCGGTGCGCCAGCTCGCGCCGTTCTTCCCGCTGAAGCAGTGCATCCTCGAGTTCGGCCGATGGATCCACGTCTCGAGGCTGCCGCTCGACGGCCCGCTCGCAGCGCATTACTCCCCCGAGTTCCTGATCGCCTCGCTCAACGAGCGCGGCGGCACCGTCTATCGTGTAAACGAGGTGTAGCTCAATGACGTTCTGGCAATGGCTCACAGAGAACAAGACGAAGATCCTCGGCACTCTGTCGACGATCGTCGCGGCGCTTCTCAGCATGATCGCTATGGGAATGTTTGCGGCGACCGCGACCATGCCGGCTCTGATCGATGAAGGCCCGATGCGCTGGATGACGATCGGCCTCTCGCTGCTGAACGTCGCGCTCGGCGGCGGCACGATCGCCGCCGGCGTCGCTAATACGCACGCGGTGCGGATCGAAGAGGCTAAGGCCGAGGTCGCGACGGCGATCACGACCGCTCTCAACACGCCGGCGCCGCCGTGACCCTTCGCTTCAAGGTCGCCGCGATCGCGCTGCTCGTCGTCGGCTGCATCGGTGCGTATTTCGTGTGGAAGCATAAGGTCGAGCAGCTCGGCGCCGCCCGCGTTGAAACGCGTGACATGCGCGCCGCGCTCGAGGCGAAGCAGCGCGAGCTCGAGCAGGTTCAACGCGACGCGAAAACGAACGAGGACGCCGCCAATGCGCTACAGGCCGAGAAGGATCGTCTCGCTGCTGCTCTCGCTGAGCAGCCTGCTCCCGTTATCCGGCTGTGTCCCGCCGCCCCTAGCGGTCGACTGCCCGCCGCGGCCCGAGTTCCCGGCGTCGCTGGCGAAGCCACCGCCGGCCGAGGGAACGGCGCAAGCGTGCCTGCGGGAGATCAGCCAGGGATCGACGTCGGGCCCGGCCTGCTCGTCATTGCGCGAGTGGCTGACCGATTAGCGGCGCAGGATCGCGCGCTGCTCGAGCGCGAGCTCGAATTGAGCAAATGAGTGCGCCGGATCCCGGCTGGCCTGGGCACATTGGCGACGCGTTCGCGACGCTCGCCGTGACTATATGTGTCGCGCTTTGGCGCTTCGTGACTTCGAAGGCGTCGAAGGAAGAGCTCGCCGCCGCCGTGCGAGAGCAGAAGGAGCAGAACGCGGCGATGCTCGAGCGCATCGATGACCATTACGAAGAAGCGCGCGAGAGCCGCGAGCGGCTCTACGATAAGGTCGACGAGTTCGCCAAGGACTTCAATAAAGGGCTCGGCGCGACAATGGTCTCGCTCAGCCGTTTACAGGGTCAGCTCGATCGCGACGACGAGCGCCGAGGGAACTAGCCGGGCGGAGTCCGCGGCCGAACGACCTTCAAGAACGATCGGACAGCCTTCGGCTTTGGCTCTGTCGGTTGCTGCGCGCGCAACCGGCTTCCGAGTCCGCACGCGTAGCCGATCAGGAACGCGACGACGAGCGGCGTCAGTAGTAGGGCCAGAATCTCGAACGCGGTAGCTATCATTTTGGGCATGTGCTGTTACTCCTCGAGCTCGAGGTCGGCGTCGATCAGAAGCAACCGCCACACCGCGTACGGGATCGCGCGTTCGCCGCCGATCCAGCGGCGCACCGTGCGCGGATCCTCCGCGCCGACGAGCTGCGCGACTTGCGCGCCCGTCAAGCCGAGTATCTGCGTCACCGTCCGGAATTCGTCCGGAGTCGGCGCGCGGTACTGAGGACTCGCGAACGGAAGCCGCGTCTCCCGACGCGGCTCCGCTCGCCCCTCGACCTGATACGAACCTCTTTCCTCGCTCACCTTCAAAACCCTCCTTACCTACAGTCGTTCATCGCAAGACCGGCCGGCGCCTGCATCGTGTGCCACTCGACCCGACCGACCGGAGCGACGTCGATGCGAACGAACTGCGTCGAGCAGACGTTGCACGTGCAGTCGAGGTCATCGGTCGCCGCGCGGATAATCTGGCCGTGGCCGCAGACATACTTGCGCATCCGCGAACCCGAGCCGATGCCGCGCGACTTACCGCCGCGAGTTCCCGTGCCAGCAGTGCACGGGCCCGCCTTGCCGCGGCGCTTGCCAATCTTCATCGTGACCAATCCATTCAGCGGCGAACCGTCTGACGGGCTGCCGAGCGCGAGGATCGCGTCGCGCAGCGTGGCATCGAACATCGCCCACGCGTACACCGTACCGGCCGCCTTCACGCAGCGCAGGCCGAGGCGTTCGCAAGTCGACTTCCAATCCTTGCCGTGACCGGCTTCCCAACCGGCGACGACGTGCGCGAGCTCGTGGACCGTCGTGCCCGCGAGCTGAACGATGCTCTCCTCGCCGGCCGCGCAGATCTCGACGAACGGATCCGCGTCTTGCGGACCGTGGCCGTTCGCCCACCGCGAGTAGATCGTCACACCGCGCAGGCCGGGCTGACCGAAGCCGTAGGCGAGCTTGATGCGGCGCAGCTTCGCGGCGTCTTGTGCGTTTGCACGCGAAGCGACGATCTCGCGGACGGCGTGGATGAATTGCTCGTGAGAGAGGGAAGGGGTGTTGGCGTTCATCGTCGGATTCTCCGGTTCTGCGACCGTGCGGATATCGCCGGCCATGGGACGTATATTAGGGCCAATGGCCCTAGATGTCAAGCGTCGGCGGTGAGAAAGAAGCGGGCGACTAGCGGCCGCGGATCGCGCTGGCTTCGAAAGGCGCGGCGACCGTTATCGGCGATCCTTCTGCGCGCCCTGGGGACGCCATAGATAGCCGATAGACAACCTGGCCTCTAAGGTCAGGGTCCAGCCTCACGCGATCCACGACGGCTTCTAGGAGCCGCTTCGGCTCGCTTTCCGTGATGATGGCCGTGATCTCCTGGGGGCCGATCGCTGCGAGCGCCGTGCGTGAGGCCTGCTCGGCCTCGAGGTCGGCGAGCTCGTCGACTGCCGCGGTGCGCTCGCGCTCGAGCTGTTCGATGCGGCGGGCCGCCGGCGCCGGATCCTCGAGCTGCGCCGCGAGGTCGACGGTCCGGCGTATCTGCTCGGTCAGGGCGTTTACACGCGAGCGCGCGGGCCCGACGTCGACGCGCTGCTCTCTCTGCGCCTCGCGGATCAGTGCGCGGATCGATTCCGGCGACTTCATGTTGCGCTCGATCTGCTCGAGCACGGATCCATCGATCGAGTCCTGCCGCACGAAGCACGAGCCGAGCCGGTAATACTTTCGGTCCGCAGTCCATCGTCGGCCGTCCGACGTCACGAGGTATTCGGTCAAGAGCGGCGCCGAGACGCCGCGGCGACCTTCCGACACACGAGCGCCAATCGGCGACGTCTCGAGGCGGATCAAGATCGCCTCGGCCTCGGCGCGCGAGATCAGCGCTTCGTGCGTCGGCGAATCGCTGATCATCCACTCCCCGCGCGGCCGTCGCTTGCGGCCGCCGACATACCCGCCTTCCGCACTCTTCTCGCAGTGCATTCCCCAAACCGTAAAGCCGGCATACGTGAGCGCTTGCCACTCCATGCCGACGAGCGTCGTGTCCGGCAGGCCGAGCGCCTTCTTGATTGCGGCGCGCGGTCGGCCCGCCGCTCGAGCGGCGAGATACGTGCGCACCGCCGGTGCGAGCTCGTCGGGCTCGAGCTTCGACTTCTGGACCGCCTTGCCGTCGCGGATCGCGTTCGTGTCGAAGTGAACGAGCCGATATCCGCGTGGAGCTCGTCCGCCAGCGCGATAGCCGCGGCGCACATTCTCGGCCATGCCGGCGAGGCCCTTCTCGCGGCTCATCAGCGAATGCACTTCGTCCATCGCCTCGAGCACCGACTCGAGAATGACCTGAGTGATCGGGTCGACGTCGGGGACTTTCGAGTAAAGGATCGCGACGCCGCGCTTCGCTGCTTCGTGTTTAAACGCTTGAGCCCAATAGCGACGACGCGACAGCCGCGACGTGTCGACGGTGAGCAGCGTCGACCATCCGCGACGCGAGTCGCGAAGGTCTAAGAGCAGGCGTTGAAAGTCGGGACGGTCGGCGGTCTTCGCGGATTGGACGACGTCGGCGTACTCATGAACGATCTCGAGGCCGCGGCTCGAGGCGAGTGACTGTAGCTCGCGGCGCTGCGCGTCGATCGACACGTCGCTGCGGTCTTTGCTGCTGCGCAGGTACGTCGCGGCCTTCTTCTTTTCCATTCATCCCCCGAGCGCGACGCAACTTTAGCACGGCCGCCATGTCCGGCAGGCCGATCGGCGGGAGCCAGGTAATTTCCGGCTCGCGAGTCTTCACGGCGTCACGTCCCGCTTCTGTGCGCGCAGCACCTTCGCGAGCGCCTCGAGCTCCTCGGCCGAGTAGCACCAATTGTCGTTTGGATTGAAGAGGAAGCAATTGCCGCGGCCGTAGTACTCGAGCTCGCCGACGTAATGCGTCTCCTTGCCGTCGTCGAACTTGACGGTGACATCCGCGACGAGGATCCGCACTTCGCCGTCGACCATGGCCGCCGGCTCGCTGTCGCGCCGATCGTCGTTCACCGAGTCCACGGCGCCGTCTGTTCCCTTGCTCATTCGAAGAACACCGCGGCAGCGCGCGCGCCGCCGTCCTTTTCATAGCCATCGGCGGCGCCGATCGAGCGCAGCTTGCTCAGCGCCTTTTCGAACGAGCTGCTCGTGACCGAGTAATCGCTCGCGGGCGCGAGCTCCTCGGCCTTCATGCGTCGGCCGCGAGCGGCGAGCAGTGCGTCGAAGATGGCGAGCTGAGGACCGTCGAGCTTGTCGCGCAACCAAAAGACGAGCTGCTCGCGGCCGGGCTTTTCGCCGGCATGGGCCGAGATCAGCCTCTCACCGTCCGACGTGATCGACCATCCTTGAACGAGGCCGGCGGAGCGCAGGCCGCTCAGCGCCTTCTCATAGGAGCTGCTCGTCGGGCTGTAGTCAGCATAGAAGGCCACCTTCGCGACCGTGCGCTCCTCGCTTCGCAGCCAATACAGCGCACGCAGTACGTTGAATTGCGGCTTGCCGAGTCCGTGCTCGCCGGATCCGTTCGTCGAAGGCCTCGGCGCCGGGGTCGGGATGACGCGCGCGGGCGCAGGGTTATCGCCGGGCGGCGTCCCCGGCGCCGAGGGTTGAACGGCTTTCGGCTGGCGCGGCCAGCGCACGGCCCGTATCGCGCGCGTCTTCTCCTCGAGCTCGTCGGAGATTGCTTGCGTCTGCGCGGCTGCCGCGAACATATGCTCACCGTATAGCGTGAGTTCGTCGACCCGGCGCTCGAAGTCCTCGACCTTCCGGCGCAGCACGCGGAGCTCGGCGTTATCGGCGGGATCCGCCGCCGGCGACCGCTTCGCCGCGGCCGCCTCGAGCTCGCGGATCCGCGCCTTGAGCAGCTTCGGATCGTTCGCCTCGGCCTCGCTGATGGCCGTGCCGATCAATGCGTGCAGTTTGTCGAAGTCGATGTTCGCCGCTGTGACTTTGACCTCGGCGCCGTCATGCGTCGGCGTCGCCGAATTGTCGAAGGTATGGATCCGCGGGAACTGGATCCGCTCGAAGATCTTCGCCTCGCCCGAGCATAACCAGCCCTCGCCGGTCTTGAGCGACGAGATCCCGCCGGCGATCTCTTCCTGCCGCGCCTTGTCGTTGACGTTCGCCTTGAGCCATTTCAGGACTGGCTCTTGATCGGCCGGCGCCGTGAGCCGATGCACGATCATCGTCTCGCAGCTGCCGAGCAGGGCGTTATGAAGCGCCTGCGTGCGCTGCGTTGCGACGATTAGCCGGATCCCTTTCGAGCGGCCCGCGGTCGCGAACTTCTTCGCGTAGTGCAGCGCGAGATTCTCCTTATCGAATCCGGCGCGCTCCTTCGGCGCAAACTCATGCGCTTCCTCGAGCACGAGATAGAGCACGCCGCGCATCCGTTTCAGCAACGCATCCGCGAACGCGATAAAAAACTTGTGCTGCCCGCCGGGCTCGAATTCGGCCATGTCGACGATCGAGAGCGGTAGGTCGCCGCGGGCGACGAGCTCGCCGATCGCGGCGCCGGCGCCGGAGTGAAGCGGGACGTGACCGTGCGGGCCGCCGAGCACATGGAACGGCAGGCCAGCGCGCTTACCGTCCGCGCTCGAGAT